CTCGTTTAATAGTTCATTATTGATATGATAGTCAGTATAGTGACCATCATGTTCTTCTAGTTTAAGTAATGATAGTATTCTATCCTTATGTTCACTCCAGTTCTCTACCTTTGTTTTAAAGATAGGAATGACAAATGCATTATGCTGATCCATTATTCAGGTCTATTGTTACCAGGACGTAGTGCTTTGTTATCGTATTCTACAACACCATCTGGTCTAATGACATAGCATTGATACCAGTATGGTTCACCAGCATCACCAGATGGCAATTCATCTCTACGAGGGAAATAATCAGCGACAAAATCAAATGCAATATCTGGATTTCTAAACTGAATATAACCATAGAACTTGCTTTCTAGTTCTACAACCAGTTCTGCTGGCATGTCTTCATCAAACTTATAGTAATCTAATACTGTTGATTTGGTTGCTTCATCTGCTGCTTCAAGTCTTGGGTTCTCAAAGTATACAACTGCTCCTGATTGTGTAGCAGCATACTCTTCAATATCGTCCCAATTTGCAGCAGAATCAAGAGTTTGGATGTTCATCTTGTGTCTCCACTTTCTTTAATTTATACGCAGCAGTTACTCTAAGACCATAAAACTCGCGTCCAGTCTCTTCTGCCCAGTGTAAAATATCTGATGGGAACAATACAGCAGACCCAGGTTTAGGGAAAACTGAATCAAATCTACCATCTTCCTGAACAAACATAGTCTTGCCACCCCATGTAATATCCCATGTAGGATTGCAGAACAGCACAAATGTGTAGTCAGCATCATCCTTGTGTGCTCCACCATTCAAACCATATGTGTGCCCATTCAAATAATAATCTAAGATCTCAAATTCAAATGGAATCAAGATCTTCATCTTCTCTGGAATAATACTATCAAACATAGGAATTCCTTTGACATCCATCTTCCAGAATCTTTTAAATGGTGTGGTGGTATCACTAGCAGCACCAAACATCCAGCGAGGGCGACTAGCAATCCTATCAATCTCTTTCATCTCATTGATAGTGAGAATAGTATCGTATGATTTAATATCAGTTAGCAATGCCATATCAGTTCCTCAAAATACTGCTGCGCTTGATCAATCCCATTCTAATGAGATCAAAATTGACTAGATCTTCACGATCCATACTACCTTCAATCTTGTAGTAGAACTTATTTAATTCAGCAAGATAGTATCTAATTGTAGGATCTACAATAGAACTTTCCATCCAAAATGTCAAGCACTTACGAACACCACTGGTGACAGGATTGACACCATGAATAAACTCTGTTGGATACAACAGTAACTTTCCTGGTTCTAGTTTCTTCTCAATTCTCTCAGTTCCAATCTGAATATAATGCTCACCACCTTCATAGTCATCATTCAGATTAACAACACAGGTATAATCTGTTCTAGTTCCCCACATGTCAAAGAAATCACTATGATCTGCATAGTGATTGCCAACTTCATACTTCAGCATCAGAGATGGAGAGCATTTGTTGAGGATATGAATCTTTGAGATCTCAGATTCTCTCATCAACTTATAAACGGAAACATTTACCATCTTTCCTATTTCAATATCACTCTGCTCTGAGTTATGCTTATACTTCTTATCTTTTGGACCAGACTTAGATCCATCTTCATATTTACCAGCATCAAACAAACTGAGCATTTGCCTCAATTTGTTTTTATCTAGAAAATCATATTCATAAATCATTTACTCTCTCGCTCAAAGTTTGAATGTACTTGTTCACAGAATCTTTGTATGAGTTTAGCACATTTGGAAGAGGACTGCACATATTCATAACATAATTGTACCCAAGCAAGAACTGGGTATCACCAGAGTATTTTTTCCATGGCATGAAGGATACTTTCTCTACATCTCCTTCTCTGCCCTGCTCTTTCATGACAAATGGATACACGAGATTGTAACAGACTTCAACGTCTTGTCCATCAACTCTTTCAATATGTTTTTTTACATTAGCAATCAATTCCTCACCCGTTGTAAGGGTAAGGATAAGAATATTAAGTTCAGTTGACATAATTAAACGTTATTTTCTTGAATACTCTGTAACATCTGGTCTAATTCTTCTTGAGTTGACCCAGTATATGGTTCAATATTAGCAGGTGGGAAGATAGCATCAGGATTCTTAATCTTATAGTAGTTTGCAATCTGAGCAACAATTCTCTTTGCATACTCACCATAAGTTGATGATGTGAATACACCAAACTGATCTTCTGTGGCTAGATACTCATTCTCAGACTTTCCTTCCATTCTTTGATATGTACCAGCAAAGAAAATAGGATTGATTGGGAATCTTACATCATCAGCATCTTGACCAGCATAGTCAGTAGGAATGTCCCTTAGTTTCTGTCTGTATGCCGACCATTGTGCCTTTTTCGCATCATCTAACTGTGCATCAGGCATTTGTGTCCAATCACAATCATCAAGCAAGAAGTTACGAATCATTCTGATTCCTTCCCATGATACTTTATTCCAACGACCATACTCGTTGTAAATCTTCTCTTGGATTACTTCTTGCTCAGTGTCCTGATACTCAAGATATTTCTCTTTGAGCAACTCAGCAACCTCAGCAACTTGTGCAGACGTTGGTTCTCTCCAGTCATAAGTCTTCCACTTTCTTTCACCAGTGGCACGATCGAGAATATATTTCTTCTTCTCAATACCATAGGATCCATCAGAGAAATAATTCAGATAGATCAAACGATCTCTATCTGATGACCAGAATGGGAACAATACATTCTGAATGTTTTCGTTCCAATAGTCTTCTCCAATCACCTGAACTTTACCATCAACGATGATAAGTCGTTCTAGTGCATTTACTTGGATTACTACACGAGTGTCTGCCATTATTCTTAGGGGAGTTTTAGGAACCAGCCTGTCGTAATATATTTATCATGCGTGAAAACAGTGTTGCCACGATGTACATGTGTCATACCAGCAGGCCAAATTAACAACGTGCCAGTCTGTGGTCTATATCTTTTCTTCTGATACAAAAACTCAGTCTCTG